GTTGTACGGGGAGGCGAAAAATTTCCACTACCGCCTGCAGGAAGATGTCGCCGGCATCGCTAACTCAATCGGTGCGGAGCAGAAGCTTCGCCCGGGCGGCGAGCCGAAGGACAAGGCGGGCGCGTTCAAGAAAATCTCAAGAAAGGGATACCTCGGCCCCGGCGGCCTTACCGACGTTGCCGCCACCATGATCGTCGTCGACACGCCGGCGCAGATGGACCAGGCCGTCGAGAAACTGCGCGCCCAGTACGGGACCGTTGCCGCCCCTGGCCTGCAGACTACCCCCCTCGGGTACCTCGACCAGAAGGTGCTGGTGCAGGACCCGCAGACCGGCGTCATCGGCGAGGTCATCCTGATCCCGCGTCCGTTCTACAGTGCGCGCGAGGTCCAGGGCGGGCATGACCTCTACGACATGGTCGAGAAGGCGGACGACAACACGACCTCCGCGGTCATGCTGGCCAATCAGGTGGCAGAGATCAGCCGCACCATGTACGCCGAGGCGGCGAAGGATGCGGCGAAGGAATGGGGGCCCTACTTGCCGAGCAGTGCCGCGAACGCCGCGACATCGAGCCGCGAGGCGGTTCCGTCGATCTCGTCCTTGATCAGCTCCTTGAACGACACCGGCACCCAGGTTGCGCCGCGGTCGTTGGACACGGCGGCCATGGAGCCGCTGCCGACCTTGTCGGCGATGAACGCCGGGCGCCCCTCCCAGCTATACAACAAAACGGCAGGGGCTGACGTCGCCTCCCCCGGCACGGGAAGGCTTTCGAGTTCGGTTCCGGGGATTGGGTCGAGCATGGACACCTCCACTGTTTCGACAAGTGTAACAAACCCGACCCTCTCCGGTTTGATGGACGCGATGCGCGCCTCGCAGCCGCTGGCTGTTGCGTCGCACGAGGTGACGAAGGGATGGCGCGTGGCACCGAAGCTGCGCATCGTCGATACCGCCGCCGGCATTCCGATGAACCGCCAGGACCTGCTGACCGCGCCCCGCGAGACGAAGGCCGCCGTCACCGGCGACGGCACGGTGTACCTGGTGCGCGGGAACATCCACAGCATGGACGATCTGGTCCTGGCCCTGTCGCACGAGCACATCGGGCACCTCGGGGTGCGTCTGGTGCTGGGTGATGCCTACGACGGTTTCCTTGACCGCATGTGGCGCAACGCCGACAAGCTCGACCAGGCCCTGCTCGGGAAGCTCGGGCGCGCCTATGCGTGGGCGGACCCGAAGACGCTTGAGGGCAGGCGCGAGCTGATGGACGAATACATCGCCCACTTGGCGCAGACCAACCCGAAGGCCGGGATGGTGCAGACGCTCGTGGCTGCGGTTCGCCGCTGGCTGGCTAAGTATTTCCCGAAGATGCGGGTGACGGATGCCGACATCGTTGCCCTGATTGCGAAGGCCCGCGAGCATGTGACCGGCACCAACGAGGCGGTGGGGGGCCGCACACAACCCGCAGACCTGTTGCCTGCGACCCGCATGCGCGTGGAAGACCAGGCGGTTCCCGGCGTCAACCGCAACCAGTCGGGCGAGTTTCGCCGCAACGCGAAGGGCGACATCACCGGCGCGCCCCCTGGGGTCAAGAGCGAGGCCGACGTCCAGGCGCTGGTCGATCGCACCCTGGCGGCGCTCAATAGCGAGCTGGCGCAGGGCCCCGATTCCTTCGAGTGGTACGAGCGCAGCGGCAAGGCCATTCGCGAGATCACGCACGGCGACCAGGCACTGATGGAAAAGACGGTTCGACTGGCGGCGCTCTTGTCGGCCAACACCTCGCTCGGGGGCAACACAACCGCATTTATCAAGGCGGCCTACCAGCTCGCTCGTGGCGAGACGCCGGCCGCCGGGCGATTCCCGAACTCGTTTGCAAAGTCGGCAGAGGCGGCACTGAGCGCGAAGGACTTCACCGACGTACGCGGCGCCGACTACAAGGTCCAGTCCTTCTACCAGAACCTTCACGACGCCACATTCGGAGACGATAGGTTTACTGGCAGCTCGACGCAGGACATGTGGATGGCCTCGCATTTCGGCTACCCGGAGAACGCAAACGGCGAGTTTAAGCTGACCCAGGCACAGTACCGGTTCGCGCACATGGTCACCCAGGAGGTGACGGACGCCTACAACGCCGAGCACGGCACCAGCTATCTGCCGCGGCACGTTCAGGCCGCGCTGTGGACCTACGAGCGCAACAAGGCAAAGGGCGGCGTGCAGGGACCGGTGCAGGACTTCTCCACCTACATCAGCCGGGCAACTCAGCACGTCACCGCCGAGGTGCTGCCAGGGCCAGGAACCACGGAATTCGAGGCGCTATCGGCCCTGCCGCGCGAGCAAAAGGAGGCGCTCACGCGCGAGGCGCTGAAGATCGTTCAGGACGAGAACGGAAACGACAAGATCCTCGGCTTCCTGAAGGTGCCCCTGTATTCGCAGCGCCAGGAGGCCGGCGCATACGAGGGCGCCGTCACCCCGAACGTCATCACCTCGGTGGTGGCCGAGGGTGGAGTTGATGCCAGCCGGGCCGCGGCGGACGCCTACGCGCTCGCGTGGATGCAGGTGTTCCGCCAGCAGGCGGTGCCGTGGTTGCGCCTCTCGCCAAAGGTGACCGGCGGCGTCGATACGGCGGTGATCACCTTCGAGAACGAGATCACCCCCGAGCAGCAGGACGCGATCGACAAGCTGCTTGAGCCGATGGTGAAGACTGGCTTCACCTTCAGCGGCAACTCAATCATCGTCGCAAACTTCGCCGGCATGAAGAAGGCAGCCTTCCTGAAGGCCGTTAACGCGGCATTCGATGGCGCCTCGATCCCTGGCGACAATGTTATCGTGTCGCTCCATACAACCAAGGCGGAGGGCGCCTACCATGACGTCAAAGAAATCACCGGGCACGACTGGTCGAACGAGCAAGCTGCAAACGAAGCACTTGACCGCGCAACCGCTGCCACCAGACCACCCGGCCTTACGGAGTGGATTCACTCTGCTCAAGCCGACGCGCGGCAGCTCTTCGCCAAGTACGCCGAAAAAGGCAAAGTAACCCGCCTCCTCAACGAGCCCAAGCAGGGTTCCAATCTCGCCAACCTCCAGAAGGCGAACGAACTCACTCGCGCCGGCAACGAGCGCATCGAGCAGGAGCGCCGCGGCGTCATCACCTGGAAGGAAACCGCGGCGATGGCCCGCGCGCTCGGCACCACAAAGGAAGAGGTGGCGAAGTTCATCGAGCGAAAGACCGGGACCGCATTCAACGCCGAGCAGCTGCAGCAGGCGGCCAACATGGTCTCGCGTCGCGAGAGTGCGATGCAGAAACACTTCGAGGGCCTGAAGGAAAAAATCGACAACGGCACCATCACCGACGAGGACCTGGCGCAGGCCCAGGAGATGCTGATGGACGCGGTTGACTTGAACGCTCAGTTCATGGGGGTTCGCGCCGAGGCCGGCCGTGCGCTGAACCTGTTCAAGAAGCTCAAGGCAACGTCGAAGCGCGCCGAGGCATACCGCAACATCATCTCGCAGGGTGGCGGGCGCAAGCAGATGCTGGTCAAGGTGGCGGCGCTGGCTGATGCGACCGAGGCCGGGCAGGTCAACAAGCTCGCCCGCAAGTTCGCCGAGGCCACCACGATGACAAAGATCGTGTATGCCTGGCGGGCGGGCCTCCTCACTGGCATCCAGACGCACATCGTCAACATCATTTCCAACGCATCGGTGGCGGCGTTCGAGGATGCGTCGACTGGCCTTGCGTCGGTGTATGGCAAATTCCACGGCGGGGAGAAGGTCACGATGCAGGAGGCCGGCGCGCGCTTCGCCGCCAATCTCGCGGGCTCACTGAATGGACTGGCCGCTGCCGGCCGGATTATCAAGACCGGCGAGGAGATCGGGCAATGGTCGCGCGGTGAAGACCCCACGCACGGCAACCCGTTCCGCAACGCCCAGGGCGAGCTGACGGGCTTGAACAAGCTCGCGATCGCTCCCGAGATGGTCTACCGCGCGCTGGGCGGGATGGACGCCTTTTTCAGGACCGTTGAAATGTCCAAGCAGATCGAAATGTGGGTCATGGACAAGCACCTGAAGACCGGCGAGTCCATCGAGTCACTGCGCCAGAACGTCCCCGATGAAGTGATTGAGCGCGCCCAGAAGTGGGCCGATCGGCAGACCTTCCAGGACGCGCCGGGCCAAATGACGGCGGACGTGCTGGCGTTCCTGCGCCGCCACCCGGTCCTGAAGTTTATCTTCCCGTTCGTCAACACGCCGGTCAACCTGACCAAATATGCGTTACGCGTGACCTTCCCGACGGGGCTTCTGTTCGAGGAGGTGCGCAACGACCTCATGGCTGGAGGCAAGGCGCGAGACATGGCGCTCGCGCGCATGACGCTCGGCACTTCGATCATGGCGGCCGGCTACATGCTCGCCGCCGCTGGTGTCGTTACCGGAGGCGCGCCCGAGGACAAGAACGAGCGCGAGTGGTTCTATGCCCAGAAAAAGCTCCCCTACGCATGGAAGATCAATGGCAGGCACTACACCTACAATCGCTTCGACCCGCTGATGCTGCCGTTCGGCATAGCGGCGGACGCTTACCGGATGAGGGAAAAGCTCGGGGAGAAGGAAGCCTCCAAGCTGATGATGATCGGGTGGCGCTCGCTGTTGGAGAACCTGGCCAACAAGACCTACCTGTCCGGCATGTCGCAGTTCGTGCAGATGCTCAATGAGCCGGAGCGCTACGGCGAGCAGTGGTTCCGCTCTCTCGCGGGTTCGTTCGTACCGACCATCTTCGCGCACATCGCGCAGGCCAATGACAAGTACATCCGCCGCGCGGACTCGATCATGGACCAGGTGCAAAAGCGCATCCCCGGGAAGGCCGACGACCTGCCGCCGAAGCTGGACGTCAAGGGGCAACCGGTCGAGAAGGACCCGGGAACCGGCTTCTGGTTCAAGATGCTGTCGCCGGTCAGGGTGTCGGCAAAGGGGACCGACCCGGTCGCTGAGGAGCTGGCGCGTCTCGGCACCTTCCCCGGGATGCCATCGCGCGTGCTGTCGAAGGCAAAGCAGAAGATCAGGCTCACCGCCGAGGAGCACAACCAGCTCATCGCCGCGCAGCAGCCGCAGACATACATCGACCTCTACCAGCTCATCCGCAGCGAGCGCTATCAGCGGATGGGGGATGATGAGAAAATCATTGCCATCGGCAGGGTTGCCGGCACCGGTTCGAGGCGCACCGCGGTGCTGCGCGAGCAGCTGAAACTGAAGCACCTGGAGAAATAACATGCAACCGACCCCATACATGCGCGCTGGCGACTTTTCAGATGCGGCGCTCGACAGTGAGTTCGAGGCCATCGAGCTGACGATCGGCGAGGTGCTGCGCCAGCTCTCGCTCCTGCAGCGCGATGACGACGCACTTCAGGATGGACTGGTTACGCCGGCCTCGCTCGCCGAGTCCACCGTCGCGGCGATGGCGGCACAGGTCAACCCGCGAGGTGACTGGGTGACTGCAACCCACTACGTCGCCGGGGACGTGGTGCGCAACGGCGGGAACATCTACCTGTGCTTCGTCGAGCACAGCTCGGGGACCTTTGCCACCGACCTTGCCGCCGACTACTGGGAGCAGATCGGGACCAGCGCGCCACTGGTGACCTCAGTGTTCGGCCGCACTGGCGCCGTCGTCGCAGCAAGCGGCGACTACACCTCAACGAACGTCACCAACTCATCGACCGCGCCGGGCACCAGCGTGACCGATGCGCTCGACGGATTGCAGGCGAACAAGCAGGCCGCGCTAGGCTACACGCCGGTCAACAAGGCCGGCGACACGATGAGCGGCGCGCTGTCGCTGCCGGCCTCCGACCCTACCAGCGACGACCATTCGTCGCGCAAGGCCTACGTCGACACCGTTGGCAAGCGCTCGATGCTGTCGGGGACGTTCCTGTGCCCGCACAAGAACCTGAAGATCGATCCGGTCGACACGACATCAAGCACGGTCAGCGCCACCTCGCTGATACTGGAGAACTCCAGCGGCGTCACGATGCGTATCGACTCCCTGTCTGTGACGATCGACAAGGACAACACGGTTGGCTCCCCTCTCGGTCTCGACACCGGCGCGTGGGCGGCCGGCATCTATTCGATCTGGGCGATCGCGAAGGCCGACGGGACCAAGTCCGTCGTTTACTCTGCCGCCAACCCGAACGCTGGCGGCACGCCTAATCTGAGCGCCGGTGGTTTAAGCGGGTACACCTTCTATGGCTACCTGGGGTCGGTCTATTGGAGCGGCACCGCGTTCGACTTCGTGTATCAGCGCGACAAGTTCGTCGATTGCGCGGTTCAAAACCCGCTCAATGCGGGCACCGCCACCAGCGACACGCTGACCACGCTGACAAAGGTCCCGGCCACAGCGCGAGCGATCGTTGGATTGCTCCGGGCAACTAAAACGGTTGGGGCTGGGGCGGTATCGGCTGCACTGCGTCCGGTGTCGGGTTCTGACGCTGGGGCGATATATAAGCAATCAGGGAATGTCGGGATCAACGACTACCACGACACGCAATATCGCATGGTCTTTGTGACGCCGCAGCAATACTATTACCTCGTCGGCGGGGCAAATCAGAACCTGAGTCAGTGGATCTACGGCTGGGAATATTGAGGAGAACGGCATGAGCTACGCACCCGATTACACGCCCGCGACCGACTTCTCGGCCGATGAGAGCAGCTCAGTTGCTGGGCGCTCGACCGTCCGCACCGCGAACCTCGACAATGAGCACGATTCGATCAGCGCCAGCATCAACGCCCTGAACGACAACCTGCAGATCATCCAGCGCAGCGACGGCGAGCTGATGGACCAGGTCGTCACGCCGCACGCGCTGAACTCCGACACGGTGGCGCTATTCGCGGCAGTAACCGCGCGCGGGGCATGGCTGACCGCCACGCTGTACGTCGCTGGCGACCTCGTCATCATCGGCGGGGCCACCTTCCTGTGCGTGACCGGGCACACCTCGGGCGCGTTCCTGGTGGACTACGATGCGGGCCTGTGGATGCCGGTCGGGCGCGGGGTTTGGAAAAAGGTGCTGACCGACGGGGCCACCGTTAACTGGAGCGCGACGCTGAGCCCCAACGCGGAGGTGACGCTGGGCGGCAACCGAACGATCGCCAACCCAACCAACCTGGTTACCGGCGTCGTTTATACCCTAAAGGTGATACAGGACGGCGCCGGTAATCACACGGTCAGCTGGGGGGCGGCGTTCAAATGGGGTGTGAGCGGAGCGCCGACCCTGTCGACTGGCGCCGGCAAGGCCGACCTCTTCTCGTTCCTATACGACGGCACGGATCTGCTCAACCTCTCCCGCACGCTCGGCTTCTAGCACGAAGCGCGCGGCGTTCTTGAGGAAGCGCCCCGACACCTTCACCGAGACCTCGCCCCCCGGGGTGATGACCGTCAGGCGATAGCTGCCCGGCCCGATGTCGCGCCCGAGCTTGATCTGGCCGTGCCCACCCTCAAACGGCAGCGCCTCGGCTACGGTGTTCATTGCGCCCTCCTCTCACTCTCTACGTGCCGCCCTCGCGGCCTTTACAGCCTCACAGGCGATGCGCCTGGCCCAGTCAGGGCTGATACCGATACATTCCGCCAAGTCCGCCAGGGAACCCAATGGGTGGCCCTGGGGCGGTGCTGCGAGCCATGTCCATGCGGCCACCGGATCGGTCCCCTTGATCCCGCCGCTGCCGCCTATCGCCTCCCAGACAGTGAACCTGATGAGAGGTTTAACGGCTTCGAGTTCGTTGCCGCAATCCTTCACCAGGCTGGCGCGATAAAGCAGGTCCGCGACCGCCTCACCGACCAGAAACGGAAGGCGCTCCTTGTTTCCGTTCACCGATTCCAATAACTGTACGGCTGCTGTATTCACGTTCGCCTCCAAACTGTGACCGCACCTCCACGTCCACCTGGTCCGGCTCGCTCCAGACGTCGGGCCTCATCTCACACAGGGCGAGTGGACGCACCCTCTGCCCCCGCGGTTCACACAATTCCAAGTGCAGGAGCGCGTCGCGCAAAGCCCGGCAGCGCTCGTGCGGGATGCGCCCGCTATCACGGATCTGATACAGGCGCGCGCGGCTGATCCCGAGCTTGCGGGCCAGCTGCGCCGCGCCGTGTCGCTTCATCATGAACTGCAAATATTCGCGCATCGTCAACGCCTCCTGTAGCTGGAGGCAAGTCTACCTTGACGGAAACGCCTCGTCCACGTTCACGCAGCCGTAGTGCTCCGCGAGGTCCTTGTCGACCGACTTCTCGACAAGAATAGGGGCACGTTCCGTGTGCCTCGCGACGGTCGGGAACCTGGCCTCGAACACGCGCCAGGCCTTCCCGGCATGGGTCGCCGCTACCCGCGTGAACCGGAACGCCGTGCTCTCGCGCGTGATAAATTCGTAGATGTTCATCACGCCCCCTCCGCAAAGCCGACCGACCTCTTCAGGGCATCCAGCCCATTGAAGGCGTAGAGGGGGCTGATTGATTCCGCGCCGCCGTAACGCGCCCCACCGGCGGCCGGCGGCGAAAACTCCGGGTATCGCTTCACCACCTCGTCCCGCCCTAACCGGCCCTCCTGTCGGTAGACGTACCCGCGGCTGCTGGACGGCAGGTCGGGGAACGGGGCGCCGTAGTTAAAGTCGGCATCGATCTTGACCCGGAACACAGTGTCGCCGACCTTCGTCCAAAAGCTCAGGCACGCCGACGAGAACCCAACCCCGCAGCTGTACTCAAGGCAGTAGGCATTGTCGACCGCCCAAGCCAGCGCCTTGCCCTCGTACTTGCCGTGCAGGCCATCGGGCTGGACGCTCAGGCACCCGTCACGCCTCGCGGTGATGCCGAGCGCTGGGGGGAACTGCTTCGCGAGCGCGATCGCCTCGGCGAGCGTCTTCGCCCCGTAGAGCGCCCACGGCGCCGGCTTGAATTCAAGCACCCGCTTCGGCGCCACCGGCAGCTGGGTGGCGAAGTCCAGCTCGCGCTCCAGTGCGGCCTTCTTCTCTGCAAACTCCTGCTCCAACTCCTGAATGGTCTTCATGCTTACGCCTCCTCTAAACCGCAACCGTTAATCGGGAAATCGCCACGCCGGCGTAGCCGTTGGTGACGGCCAGGGCCGCGGCGCGCTTGGCGTCATCGGCAACCTTGCTGAAGTAGATAACCGCGACGACGTCCTTCACCAGGGCCTTGACGACGTACAACGTGTTGAGTTTGACTGCCATTTCTGCCTCCTATCGTTGCACCACGAGTGCATACTCTCACGCCAGGCGGAATGTGTCAATAGGGGCTTGACGCCTTCACAGATTAATGAGACGATACTCCCGCAGTGACCAGACAGGAGGCAGAAACCATGAGCTACTACATCTACCAGCCCGACGAGGAAGACATCTACCGGTCGATGGTCGAGGAGCAGATCCGGCGCGAGCGCCTGCGGCGCAAGCTGATCCACCCGCTGCAGCTCGACCCCCCGGAAGATGACGATTGTGACGATTGTGACGATGAGGAGGCAGACAATGAGTAACGCGAACCCCAAGACGTTTGGCCAGCTCGACCAGGTCAGCCAGATCATGGCCTACGAGCAGGGCGAGCTGGACGAGGAGCAGACGATCGAGCTGTTCCAGTCCCTGCTCGATTCCGGGCTGGTGTTCCAGCTCCAGGGCAGCTATGGCCGGATGGCCCAGGCCCTGATTGACGCGGGCCTGATCGGATGACCGCCGCGAAGGACGTCAAGGCGGTGGTCGCCTCGCTGGAGGCTGGTGGGCTGGCGCTCGCGCGCCAGACCTTCCTCGGCCTGTGCAACATCCGGCGACTGTCACCAGAGGAGGCCCTGACGCTGGCGGTCTGCGCCAGGGCCACCGCAACTTCACCCCGACGGAGGCCCCGTGCGAAGCGATGAAGAGGTGAGGCAGATCCTCAACCAGGGGCTCGACAGGGTCCACACCATGTGCGCGACGCTGACCGTTGCCACGAACAGCGGCGAGCAGAAGGCCAGCGGCGACTGGTGTGCATACGTTATCCAGGTGGAGCGGCACCGCTGGATAGAGGAAGCCCTGAGCGGGGAGCCGCCGCCAAGTATTAATTGACACCGTCGAAGTTATCGTCGACAATACGCTTGTAGTTCCACTTAACTAGGAGGCAGAACCATGGCACACCAATGCAACTTGATAGTTCATGCCGGCGGATACGTTGCCGGCCTCGATGAGGTTTACGCAGCCCCCACCCCGGACCCGGTCGAGGATTGGGTTCCAATCCCGCACGGCCTGCTGATCGACACCGTCCGCGGTTACTTCGGTTCCACCGGGCTTCAGGTGGTAGGCGAGCAGCACTGCCTGGCGCGCGAGGGCACCCGATATTTCGGCCTGTTCCAGATCAACTCCGAGAACGCCGACTATGACCTCACGGTCGGTCTGCGCAACGCCCACGACAAGTCCTTCAGCGCCGGGTTGTGCGTCGGTTCGAGCGTGTTCGTTTGCGATAACCTGGCCTTTTCGAGCGAGATCGTGCTCGGGCGCAAGCACACGAAGTACATCGAGCGCGACCTCCCCGAGCTGGTCGGGCGCGCGGTCGGTGCGCTTGGCGAGCAGCGCGTCGAGCAGGACCGCCGCATCGAGCTGTACAAGGCCACCGAGCTGAGCGACAGGGACGCCTACGCCGGGCTGGTCGACCTGCTCAAGCAGCGCGCGATCATCGGCAAGGACCTGATCGACATCGTCCACGAGTGGGATACCCCGCGGTATTCCGAGTTTGCCGGCGACCGGAACGTGTGGCGCCTGTTCAATGCGGTGACCACGGTTGCCAAGCCGAACGTGTTCGCCGGCCTGAAGCGCACCCAGGTGCTGCATGGAGTGTGCGACGGACTGAGCCTGTACCAGCCCAAGGTCATCGACCTGGCGCGGGACCTGGCCGACATCGAGGACGTGGAGGTGGTGCAGTAGGCAGCTCGCTGGGGCTCTCCACGGGGCCCCAGCCGGGTGCATTCCGCACCGGACACTGGAGGCAGTCATGGCAAAGCGAAAGTGCAGTAAGGCCGCTCAGGCGGCAATCGACCGGCTCGGCGCGCTGGACGCAAAGCTGGCGGACCTCAGGGCCGAGCGCGACGCGCTGGCCGAGCGCATTAAGAACCTCGGCAACGGCTACTACGAGGGCGCGAAGTACAGCGCGCTGGTTACCACCGGCGCGGCCGCGTCGCTCAACGTCGAGGCGCTGGTGCGCGACTACGACATCGCGGACATCGACAACTACAAGAACCGCACCACGTTCCCGCGGCTCACCATCTCTGCCCGGGACAAGCAGTAATGGCGCGCTTCGAGGTAGTGGGCGAGGTCACCCCTCTCCCTCCTCTTCAGGTATGGGAGGGCCTGGAGGAGAACACAGGAAACCCGCAGACCATCGTTCTGCGACTGACCACCGACGCGCTTTACTTCGGCGCCGAGCGCTTCATCGCCGGGTTTTCGGGACCCCTTTGGCTCGCCTGGGTCGCTGAGCGGCTCGCTGAAAATAGTGTGAGCTGGGCGGATGACGTGAGGCGCTCGAACAGGGAAATCTTCGAGGATAACGAGTACCTCACGGCGCTACCGGAGTGCGTGGTACTGAGCTGCGCGTGCCACGCTATGCACCTCGAACATCAGGCGGCGCTCATCAAGCGGCACGAGAGGCCTTTCCCTGAGTTTGAGTGGGAGGTGCATCGCCTCGCATTCGTCCGGCGGCGGCACCAAACCAGCCAGCTGTATAACGCGATCGATCACATTGTCGAGGTGCTGCGGGCCGTCACTCGGTAGGCGGGACACGGGACACGGCGGGACACTTGTCCCGCTTTGTCCCCGCCGTCCCCCTGCACCAGATGCACCCCTGCACCAGATGCACCCCTTGCTGCACCCCACCCCGGCTGGTATGTTGTCACCGCGTTCAAACTGATGACAGGGGATGACATGAAAGGCTATAGTAAACTTTTCCCAACGATCTGGACCGGCAGTCTGTATGGCAGATTCGAGGCCTCGGCGGTGATGATGGTTTTGCTTTCTCTTGCCGATGCAAATGGCGAGGTGGACATGACGCCCGAGGCTGTCGCTGGGGTTACTGGGTGGCCGCTGGACTTTATAAAAACAGGCATTTCTGAGCTGGAGTCGCCGGACGCGCGCAGTCGCACAGAGGGCGAGGATGGGCGTAGAATAGTCCGCCTCGCGGACCATCGAGACTGGGGCTGGCGCATCGTGAACTATGCCATTTATCGCGAGCGCGGCCGGTCCATTGAAAGGCGCGAGTATGTCGTCCAACACAATCGCGAATCGCGGGCCCGCAAGCGAGCACTAAAACGTGATGACAAATGATGACAAGATGACCAGGGATGACCGGAGATGACCGGAGATGACCGCTGATAACCTAAAGCAGAGGCAGAAGGTAACAGCAACTGATCCGTACGAGATGGGAAGAGGTAAGTAGGGTAGGAGTAGTGACCCCTAGCGACCCCAATCGAAAATGAGAATCAACCGTAAATGGAGGCATCCATGTTCGAAACAGGTTTGACGCTCCGCCCGTACCAGGAGCGAGTGATCCCCCGCTTGTACGAATCCATCGCGCGCGGAAACAAACGCCCGCTGCTGGTGGCCCCGACAGGGAGCGGGAAGACGGTCATCGCAGCGCACCTGATCGAGAGGGCCATGGCAAAGAACTCGGTCGTATGGTTCGTTGCCCCGCGCCGAGAACTCATCGACCAGACCTGCAACAAGCTCGACCAGATCGGCCTGGCTGGAAGCTATGGCGTGCTGATGGGGGCAGACAAGCGCCGCTACTCGATGGCGCAGATCCAGGTGTGCTCGATCGACACGCTGCGATCGAGGATGGGAAAGCCAACGCTCGTCGCAAACCCGAAAGTGATACTCGTCGACGAGGCCCACCTATACGTCACCGAGAAGCGGCTCGCGGTGCTGAACCAATTCCCCGATGCGATAAGGATCGGGCTCACCGCAACACCGTGTCGGTTCGATGGGGCTGGGCTGCATCACCTGTTCGACGACATCGTCGAGGCCTCCAATGTTGCCGAGCTGACCGATCAGGGCTACCTGGTGCCGGCGCATTACTTCTCACTGAGCGAGCCAGACCTGCAGCGCGTTGGTATTCGGTGCGGGGACTTCAAGCTCGATGAACTCGCGGACGTGATGATGAAGTCAAAGCTCGTGGGCAACACGATCGAGGAGTGGAAGGAACGAGCGAGCGATCGCAAAACGGTTGTGTTCGCGGTGAATTGCGCGCACAGCGTCGCGCTGCGAGACGTGTTCAGGGCCAACGGCATCAGCGCGGAGCACGTCGATGGCAGCATGCCGACAGAGGAGCGCAACCGCATCATCGCCGAGTATCGCGCCAACAAGTTTCAGGTACTGTGCAACTGCCAGCTGTTGCAGTATGGCGTGGACATACCAGACCTCTCGTGCCTCGTGCTTGCGAGGCCGACCCGATCGGTGACGCTCTACTTGCAGATGATTGGCCGCGGTCTTCGCCCGGCCGAAGGGAAAAAGGACCTGCTGGTGCTGGACCACAGCGGCGCGGTGATGATGCACGGGCTCGCCGATGAGCCGCGCGAGTGGAGCCTTGAGGGCGGGCAGGTTGGCAGGCCGGCATCGAAGGGAGACGCCCTGCCGGTTGACCCGAAGCTCATCACCTGCAGCAAGTGCGGCTGTGTGTTCCGCAAGCGCGTGGACTGCCCGGCGTGCGGTTTCTTCGTGCCGAAAAAGCCCAAGCCCGTCGAGACCCTCAAGGGCAAGCTGGTCGAGGTTGGTCGCATGACCCTCAGCGAGCAGCAGAAGCTGTTCTACCGCGAGCTACTGCACTACGCGAGGTACAACGGCAAGGCGGCGGGATGGTGCTACTACACCTTCCTGGCGAAGTTCAAAACGAAACCGCCCTTCGAGTGGAACGACCTTGAGCCGGCGGTGACCTCGTTCCGAACCCTCGGCTACATCAAGCATCGCAACATCGCATACGCGAAACGGAGAGCGAATGGACTTTGACGCATTCGTGGAGCTGCTCGATGGCGCCCAGAGCTTCGGCCCCGGGCGGTGCCGGGCGCGGTGCCCGGCGCACGAGAGCAAGCGCAACAGCAAGACCCTGAGCGTCGCAGCTGGCGAGGACGGCAGGGTACTGCTGGCCTGTTTCGCTGGGTGCTCGGCGCTGGAGATCGTCGAGGCGATGGGGCTGAAGCTCGCCGACCTGATGCCCAAAAGCGCGCAGGGCCCGAGCCTGGCGCCGTGGCGCAATCACAAGGGGCTCGTCGAGGGCGTGCGTAACGAAGCCGTGTACGTCCTGCTCTGCGCGCGGGAGCTGGGCAAGGGCGTAGCACCAGGAAGGGCGAGGGCCGTCCAGAAGCGATTACAGGAGGCCGTGGACAGACTGGAACAGGTCGACAGCCTGCTGAAGGGGAAGGTCACATCGGTGCCATGGCTGCGTCACGGCACCCCGATCCCCCGACGCCCGCTCGACCCCTGATCGTTATGCTAGGCTTATTCCCATGTCGCACGGTCCAGCCTCGGCGCGACAGACGCCGTCCAGCCGCGGCGGAAAAGCTGGCGCCCCGCGACTCGCGTAGCGGGGTGAACCTGAACCGACCGGGCGTTGTACCCGGACGAGGGAACGCCGCCATTGATCAGGCCAACTGCCGAGGCGTGACAAGCCGGGAGAGACCGGCACTGGTGCGCCAGCCCGGCTACCCGTACACCGCGTTCGCGACGGTGGTTTAAGTACGGTGAGAGCACCGACCCGCGCCGGGACGTGTAACCAACACGATGAAAAGATGGTGACAAGCCGGGAGAGACCGGCAACTAACTCAGGAGGCAACGATGACACTGTTCACTGATGCACATTCCACCCAGGCCTACGCCAAGATCGGCGTGCTGGGCTTCGCCGGGTCCGGCAAAACCTACACCTCGGCGCTGATGGCGATCGGGTTGGTGAAGCTGATGAAAAAGCTTGGCCTACCCGACGGTGAGAAGCCTGCCTATTTCCTCGATACCGAGACCGGGTCGGACTGGGTAATCCCGCTGTTCAAGAAAAACGGCATCCCGCTACGGAGCGCGAAGACGCGCGCCTTCAAGGACCTTCTCGGCGCCGTGCGCGAGGCGGAGAAGAACGGCTCGGTGCTGATCGTTGATTCCATCACGCACTTCTGGCGCGAGCTGTGCGATGCGTTCGCCAAAAAGCGCAGGGTCGAGCGGCTGGAGTTCCAGCACTGGGCCGCGCTCAAGCGCGAGTGGGGCGAGTTCACCGACCTGCTGGTCAACTCCCGCCTGCACATCATCATGTGCGGCCGCGCCGGCTATGAGTATGATTTTTTTGAGGATTCCGACGGCAAGCGCCAGCTGGAGAAGACCGGCATCAAAATGAAGGCCGAAACAGAAACGGGCTTTGAACCCTCTCTGCTGATCCTGATGGAGCGCGCGATGGACGTGTCGAGCAACGAGGTGTGGCGCGTCGCCTCGGTGCTGAAGGACCGCTCGACCATGCTGGACGGCAAGAGTTTTCGGAACCCGACCTTCAAGGACTTTCTGCCGCACTTCAAGCAGATCAACTTCGGCGGCGAGCAGCTCGGGGTCGACATCGACCGCACCTCGGACGAACTGTTCGACGAGGAGAGCGGCGACACGAAGTGGACCCGCGAGCGCCGCCAGCGCGACATCTGCCTGGACGAGATCGCCGAAATCATCCACAAGCACCACCCGGGCACCAGCGGGGAGGCCAAGTCCTCGCGCGGCGCGCTGATGGAGAAGCACGCACAGACCCGCAGCTGGGAGGCCATCAAGGCGATGCGACTGCCGCAGCTACAGGTCCTGCGCAACGAAATCTGGAAGGAGCTGGAGGGCAAGGAATACGCGCGCCCGGTGGTGGTCGCCCCGGATGACCTGCCGCCAGAGAAGACCGAGGAGGAGGTGACCGCATGACCATGATCACCCCTGACCTGGCGCCGAGCCAGCTCCTGATGCGCCCGCTCGACATGGGCGACATCCGACTCGGCCAGCAACTGATCGACTTCCTCGCCACGCACGTCAGCTACGACGGGGACGCGGAGGCGGCGATCGGGGCGATGGTCGGGATCTACGCCAAGCACAGGTTACAGATGGGGGACGAGACCGCCATCTCGCGCCTGGCCCAGCTCGCGGACGTGGTCTGCCGGCATATCGGCTTCCGCTCCATTACCGACGTGCTGAACGCTGAGGGCGGGGTTGCTGCGTTGAATGAGGCGCTGAAGGCAAAACCATGATCATCGTTTGGGTCCCGGTGCAGACCGTCAGCGAGGCGAACTCACGCGGGCACTGGTCGATTCGGCACCGGCGCGTGAAGAAGCAGCGCCGCGCCGCGTACTACTCCTGCCTCGATGGCGGCGTGAATAGCAGCGCGCTGAGCGACACCGAGATGCTCATCGTCACGCTGGTGCGGGTGACGAAGACGCACCAGCGGCTCGATACCGACAACCTCGCCTCGTCACTGAAGGCGGTGCGCGATGGGGTTGCCGATGCGCTAGGGATTGAGGACAACAGCCCCCGCGTCGAGTGGCGATATGACCAGCGCGATGGCGTTGGCAACGCCGTGGAGGTAGAGTTTACCGGCGGCAATATACAGGGGGTACTGTTCCGTGAACGACTTGAATCTGCTAGTCCCTGAGTTTCGCGAGCGCGTCGAGGCCGTACTACAGGCCTGCGCCAGCGATGGGCTGACAATGCGGCCATTCTTCACGGTGCGCTCAACGCGCGACCAGGGCGGCCTATGGCGCCAGTCTCGCTCCCGAGAGGAAGTGAACGCGATGGTCACCGCATTGCTCGCCAAAGATTGCCAGTACCTTGCCGCCGCAATTATCTCAGCCGGTCCGCGCACCGGGCGCTGGGCCACCAATGCGGTGCCGGGGAACTCCTGGCACCAATGGGGCGAGGCCATCGACTGTGTGGTGATGAAGAATGGCCGCGCCGACTGGGAGGATATCAAGGCCTACCAGCGTTACCGCGGCATCGGGCAGGCCCTTGGGCTGTTCATTGGCCCAAAGAACGACTGGGTCCACCTGCAGCTTCGCCCTGACTCCGCGCCCGGGCGGCTGTGGTCTTTGAAGGCTATCAACGATGAACTGAAGCGGCGCGGCGTGTAACCAGAGGGCACCAACATGGCAACCGAAACACCAGGCGGTAAGGGCATCTTCACCAGCGAGTTCATGCTCGCTATCGCGACCATCCTGTCGATCATCGTCTCAAGCGTGACCGGTCACACCATCGACCCGCAGCAGCTGAGCGACATCGTCAATCTCGTCATCGCATACATCGCGGGCCGATCGGCGGTGAAGTCCATCCCGCAGCTGCTACTCGCGATCGTTCAGGCGGCCGTGGCGAAGCGCTACACCAATCAGCTGCCAACGGTCGGTCAGACCAACCCGCCGGCCAAGCTGTAATGCCGGGCTCGGGGTGGTTGTTGATGGGCGGCCTCGGCGGGCTGGTGCTGTTCCTGATCTACAAGCGGATCGACAAGGCGTGGATGGCGAAGATGTACGCCAAGATCATTCGCAGCGAGACCAACAGCATCCGCAACGCCGAGATCGCCAAGCAGAACCAGGAGGCCATCCAGCAGGCCGACCAGGTTCAGCAGGCGGCCCAGGAGAAAAACCAAGGCCTCTCGCTGGACGAGAAGTTTGCCAAGCTCAAGCGACCGGTGCGGCCGAAGTGAAGCGCCGCGGTTTCATTGGCTTCATCATGTCGATGCCGGCGACGCCGATAATCGCGAGGGTAAAGCCGACTGCAGCGGCAACCACTGCTACAGAGGCCGTCACTCTCACTGCCGGTGAGCTGGCGGCCGTCGAAGCCGAAGCGCTCGACCACTACATCAACCGCCGGCCTATGAAACTTGCTGCGTGCTTCAATTGGTACGAGGGACATAACACCCTCCCGGTCGTTTCGCGCCAGACCTTCGAGGCAGACAAATGAAAAACGCACTTATCGTCAGCTGCATCGCCCTTGCGGCGTGCGCCGGCGCACCGAGAACCTCCCCCGTGCAGGACCTCTACTGCAAGCTAGACCGACCGCAAACACCACCGACGGAGATCGTCGAGGCGGTTGAATCTGCGATGAAGGCCGGGCAGGTCAAGCGAGAGGTGGCCGACCGGTGGGTCACTTCCGTACTCGACCATGACGACACCTACATCGGCAAGTGCGGTGGGTACGAACGCCAATGACAGACCAGGCGAGACAACCGCCCACGCTGGAAGAGCTGGGGGCTCTATCGCAGTGTCTGCGCGCGCGACTGACGACCATCACCGAGGTCGCGGTGCTGACCAGGACGGGGCGCGTTCCCATCGACGCATTGCATGGGTGCGTGCTGGCGCTCGATATGTTTGACGACAGCTGGTGGTCGACTTCAGAGAGGCACCGGAAGCTCGACTCGCTCTGTGTCGAGTTTGCTAAAGTGTACGAAGATTGGAAGCAACGTCAGGAGGCAGACAGTGCAAGAAATCCAGAGACTGGGGCTTAGCAAAAAGGCCCGACGCGGCATCAAGCGCGCACTGCAGGTAATCCTTCAATACATGGATGAACGCGACGCGATCAACACAGCGATGGACGAGCAGCGCGACCGCATCGAGGGGCTCGCCAAGGGGCAGATCAGGCGCGACGACCTGGCGCGCATCATCAAGCTCGCGCGCTCAAGCCAGGACGATGTCGGCCGACACACTGAGGCTGTCGCTGAGCTGGCGGACATCTGGTTCAACGAAGAGCCGGCCGGCGACGAGGCCGAGGACGAAGCGGCGTGAAGTTCGTCCACGTTTCGCACAACTTCGCCGGGCGCATATGCGGGAAAGCGTACTGCGTTAAGTGCGGGCTGGTCGCCCTGCGGAACGAGTTCACCGAATGGGCGATCAAGCACGGTTGCAACAACGAGGACCATCCCCAGTACAACGAAATGCGCGAACGCGCAGGAGGTTTCCATGAAGGCGATCCTGTTAATCCTCTCGGTGCTGACGCTGCAGGCCTGCGCGTACAGCCGCGAGTTCACCCAGAAAAACCCTGACGGTTCCAACAGCGTCTACCAGTTCGTTCACGACGTCGACATCGCCGGCCCGAACACGGTCGTCGTGCGCGTTCACGACTGCGTCGACACCGGCGAGCCGCCGCTCAACTGCAAGACGCGCGACCCGCAGGTCGGCTACGGCAATGGCGTGCTCGAACAGGTCGTGCAGCCGGCGGCAATGGTCGGCGCGGCGGTGCTGTGGCCGAGCGACAACGTGACCGCCACCGGCGGCAGCACATCATCCTCGGCGGCAGGAGGCAGCGCATCATCGTCGGCAACCTCATCGGCAGCGTCTTCGTCCAGCGGCACCAAGCCGAAGCCGCACAAGTGATCGAGCAGCTGCTCGCAACCGCCCTGCTACCCTTCGCCAACCGCCACAGAGGCGGCTGGCTGGTGCCGCAGGGCGGCGTCTACGAGCGCCTGAAGCTCCACCGGGTCTGGGAGGTGTGGCTGGTGTGCGTCTGCCTCGGCTATCCGTTCGAGTGGGCGACATTGGCCGGCCTCATCCCGGTGGCCCTGATGCGGGTGGGCTGGGGCTCGCCACTCGGTCGTGCCGTTCGAGGCGAGGACGACGGCAAGCTGGAGGCCTACGAGCAGCTGGACCCCACGTTCATGCGCGCTCACCCGTTCGCTGCGCTCTCGGTGTGCGGCGCCCTATGGGGTAGCCGCCCCCTCTTGCCGCTCGCGCTCCTGGCCCCACTGGGGGCGACCTGGAGCTACATGCTGTGGCTGCCGCTGGTCTACGCGGCGGCGATCCCGGCCTCGGCTCACCTTCAGCGGCTATGGGGCGACATTCCGTTTCAGCCGGTGGAGTGGAGCGGCGCCAGCAACGAGGCCTACATGGGCGTCGTTGCGGGGCTTGTCGCATCGCTCGCGGGTTGGTTTTCCTAAAATGATGTACCGAAACCCCGCGCTGCTCGCCCTCGCAAACGAGGCCCCGTGCTGCATGAGCTGCTCGCGAATGGCGCCGGGTGAGATCGTGGCGGCGCACTCAAACCATCAGCGGCATGGGAAGGGGCGCAGCCTAAAAGCGCACGACATCGCTGTCGCGTTTGTTTGTGGCGTCTGCCACGACGTGATCGACGGGGGCGACAATCACTTGGACAAGCATAGCCGCGACACCCTGTGGCACTTGGCCGTCGTTAACACCCTGGTTTGGGTGGCGGTTCATCACCCGGAGGTGCTCGGAAAGGGGAAGCTATGCCGAAAGTGAAGCGCCAGCCGCCCATCACGGTCGTGACCTGCCCTGGCTGTGGGGCGAAGGTTCGCGAGGGTTGGTGCGACCGCTGCGGGAACTCTCCATGGTTTACCGGCGAGGCTATCTCAGTCGGCAACGCATGCCGCGCCATCATTGCCGCCTTCCCGTCGAGCCATGTCTGCTGTGCAATAATCGCTGGCGAGGTGCGGCGTAGTGACCGGTGCCCAACCTGTAAAGGGGATTACCGACGATGCAAGATCCAGCCGATAACGTGACGATTGACATGGCGCCGGACCGGAACGTGCGCCGCATCCAGCTCGGGATGGAGACGACCGGAAAGACAGACTACGTCACGCCGCAGTCGATCTTCGCCCCGCTCGATGAGCAGTTCGCTTTCAGCATCGACCTGGCGGCCGACAGGAGCAACTGCCGAGTCCCAAGGTATTTCGGGCCCGGCTCAGCGTACGGCGAGGACGCGCTCAAGGAAGCGTGGCACGGGCGCGGCTGGCTCAATCCGCCATTCGGTCGGAATATGCCCGCATGGATACGCAAGGCGATCCACGAGACCACCTTCGGCGACGCAGAGCTGGTGTGCATGTTGATGCCGGTGAGCTATGTCGGGTGGTTCTGGGACCTTGTCGAGCCAAACTCTCGCAGCACAATCATCGACCACAGGATCAAATTCGAGGGGACAAAACATGTCGCAAACTTCGACGTCAGGATCGCGCTCTTCTCGGAGCGCCGGTGGTGGGCAAACGTCTACCCTTGCATCGGACGACCAGCAACCTATGGTCCTCGCACTCGAAACGTGGCTGACGAAGCACGAGGGGGTGTGCCGCAACGGGCTCGCTGACATGCTGAGGATGACGTGCGCCTCCTGCGGGGAGGTCTTCTACATCAGGGCCCACGAGAAGAGGGCCAAGGCATCACGCGGCAAATACTGCAGCGACCGGTGCTCAGGGGAGGCCGGCAAGGCGAACCTGCGCCATGAGTGACAATGAAGGGAGGATGAGAAATGAGCATTTCCAGTTTGTTTAAAACGAAGCCGAAACCTTCGTTGGAGGAAGTTAGGCGCAAGCGACAGTCGTGGGTTGGCAAGCATGTGCTCGCGGCTCAGACCATTGAAGTTACCGATCAGCTTCATCCGTTGGCTACCGTTCGGTATCCGACTGTTACAAGCGCCCGTCACATCAGCGGGAAAGTTACCGGTGTTGGTGACCGCACGATAAAGATTGATGCCCAGTGGTACGAAATGGACTCGTCCACGCCCGGAGGCATTCGCATAGTAGAGATCCTGCAAGGGGACAACGATTCGTCGACGGAGGGCTGATGCGCGCGCTTGAGAACCGATTGGTCAAGTTCCTGGTCGAGCTGTCGCTCGCGGCGTTCATCGTGCTGGCGCTGGCCTACTGCACCTACCTCGGGGCGCTGCGGTGACCGTCTCCGAACGCGAACGCCTCGAATCCCTGCACGAGGGCTGGCGGAAAAACACCCGGACACCCAGCGAATGGGCTGAATACTGGCAGCTGCGAAGGGCCGACGAGGAGGCGAGGCGCCAACGCCTCGGTGTGCCGTTCCTGCGGGGCATCGACAACCCGTGGCATGAACCGAGGGATGACTGACCCATTCTGGACGGCATGAATGAACTGGGAAACTAGGCTATGTATTCTTCTTGGCCACGTATGGGAGCAAGTCTCGCGTAACTGGGGTGCTGACGACTCGGAAGATTATTACCCATTTTGGTCTGAGGATTATCAATGCAAGCGATGCGGGAAAACCAAGAGGGTCTACTAGATGATTGATATGGGTGAGGCGCTAGCAGGTTGGATTCCGCGCACGAATCGAGGGGCTGACTAATGAGCGACACGCCTAGAACTGATGCGAAAAAGCGCGAGTCGGATGGGGTGATGAGCGACTTTTATTGCGAGACAAGCGATAGCGGCGAGCCGCCATGTGCAGGGGTTGTGCGTCTGCGCAAGGAACTATCCGCAGTCACCGCCGAAAGGGATGCACTGCGTGGTGCCCTCTATGACGGTTTTAGGGTTTATTCAACCATGACTGATATAGCCAAGGGCCGCACGTCACTAGAAAATGTTGCTGATGTGCTGGCCGCCTTCGCTAAGGTTGTGAGTATGGATTGGAAGGGGGAATGATGGACCAAAAGAAGCGAGGCGCTAGAACCCGACCACCTGCGAAACAATCGCCTTAAGACGTTCGGGATTGAGAGGGAGACTAAAGGCTGATGCCCCCCAACGAACACGGGCACATCTACGACCAGCTGGTTGCGCACTGCAGCGACGCCGTGGTGTATATCGCTGTGGACGGCAAGGTCCGCTTCCGGTGCGTACACGCCTGCTCGAATAGAGAATGCCAACATGTCGACGACAATGAGCCCAGAACCCCAGAGACCAAAGACCGGGAAGGATAAGGCCGGCAAAACGTACAGGATGCAGCCGCACGGCAAGCTCGCCACCGGCAAGCCGACCAGCTACCGCCCAGAAATCCACGACCCCCAGGTCATTGAGCTGGGGAAACAGGGCAAGGGGAGGGCACAGATGGCCTCGGCAATGAACATTGCGGCCTGTACGCTGGACAGCTGGATACAGAAATATCCCACGTTTGCAGAAGCTTACGCACGGGCATGGTCTGAGTGCCAGGCCTGGTGGGAGGCGCAGCTGCAGGAATCGCTCGCCATCCCGCCCAAGCTTTTCAATACCCGCTCGCTGGAGTTCGGCATGCGCAACCGCTTCCCCGAGTACCGGCAGGCGGTCGACGTCGCCGTTACCACGAAACCAGAGGCGGAGCGCAGCCCACACTCGTACACTGATGAGGAGCTGCACCAGCTGGCAGTGGATGAACTGAGGAGAATGGAGGATGCAAGGCGCGCGCGCTTACCTGATCCTGGAAACAAGAAGGGCCGCAAGAAGTAGCCTTGTCACCTTTTCGCAGTTCGTCGAGGTCCCCGGCAAGCCGGTCACCGAGGACCCCGAGGAGTGGGTGTTCGCGCCGATCGAGACCGGGGTCGCCAAGCATCACCGGCTCATCATGGAGGCGGCCCAGAGGACCATGGAGCGGCGCTACGGGCGCCTGATGGTGTTCGCCCCGCCCGGCAGCGCGAAGTCGACCTACTGCAGCGTGGTCGCCCCGACGTGGTACATGGGCAAGTATCCGGGCGCGCGCGTCATCCTCAATAGCTATGGCGATGACCTGGCAAGGCGGCACGGGCGCAAGGCGCGCCAGCTGGTGAAACAGGAGGCCTACGCCGCCGTCTTTGGCGCCACCATATCGAAGGACACATCCGCCGCGGACGATTGGGCGCTCAGCAACGACAGCCACTATCTGGCCGCCGGCATCATCTCATCCATCACCGGCAACCGCGCCAACGGCATCATCATCGACGACCCGACAAAGAACCGCGAGGAGGCGCGCTCGGAGACGGTCATGGACAAGACATTCGATGAATACCGGTTTTCTGTCGACTCGCGTTTAATCCCCGGGGGCTGGGTCATCCTGATCCTGACCCGCTGGTCGCCGCTCGACCTTGCCGGTCGACTTCTCCCCGACGACTACGCACAGCAGAGCGGCGTCATCCGCTGCAAGGACGGGCGCGACTGGGAGATCCTCTGCCTGCAGGCGAAGTGCGAGCGCAGCGATGACCCGCTCGGGCGCAAGCTCGGGGAGTACATTTGGCCCGAGTGGTTCGACCGGGAGCACTGGGTCAACAAGGAGAACGATTCGGAGGTTTGGGAGCCCCTCTATCAGCAGCGCCCGTCGGCGGAGGCGGGCATGTTCTTCAAGCAGGAATATTTCCGCTACTACAGCGAGGCGCCGGCGCGCGCAACGCTCAAAATCTACGGCACCTCAGACTATGCCGTCAGCGAGAAGCACGGCGACTGGACCGTTCACATGATCTGGGGCGTTGACCCCGACTTTAACGTCTACCTGCTCGACTACTGGCGCGAGCGCACCGACACGCTGGTGTGGGTCAATGTGATGTTCGACCTGCACGACACATGGAAGACCTTTCAATGGGTTGAAGAGGATGGCCAGATCGAGAAAGGCCTCGGGCCATTCATCGACAAGGAATGCCAGGAGCGCAAGGTCTTCACGCTCGACCGCATCCAATACTCGATCGGCTGGGGCAAGAAAGAGCAGCGCGCCCAGTCCTTCCGCGGCCTGCTGATGAAGGGCAAGGTCTACTACCCGAACCCGGCCACACACCCCTGGGTCCGTCAGATGGAACGCAGGATGTTACAATTCCCGCTACTCCAGAAGCTGGACGACGAGGTGGACGCGCAGGCCCTGATGGGGCTGCACATCGACTACCTGATGGAGGGGACGCGGCCTCCCAAACCGAAAGAGCCGCAGAAGAAGCTGCCGCGCGGGATGGTGCGCATCGACCTCGATGCAGAAGCAAAGCAGCAGCACAGTCCGTCAAAGTACCGAAGCGTGATCAGGAGGCCGGTATGAGTTTTAACGATAGGCTGGGGGCCGAAGCCCCGATTGAAAAGGGGTCGCTAATTAGCGCTATCGACAAGCTCGAACAGCATGCAAAAGAGGCGCTCGACTTGCTCATCAGTATCGAGTGCCGACTGGAGCCGGCTATGTCGCCAGCCCCTCCCACGCAGCTGACGAAGGACCCGATGCAGGATGCGGCAGGCAGCTGCGGGCTGGTATCGCATCTTTCTTCCGTGACCGGCATCGTCGACCAGACTATCTACAGGGCGACCTCGATCCTGAAGAGGCTGCAGCTATGATCAGCACCAGACACTGGGACTGGGAATTGATCCAGTCCATGGCAAAGAAAAAGATCCCGGCAATCGCGGACCTCGGGGAGGCCGAGATGCAGACGATCCTCTCGGAGCTTCTCATGCTGTTCATTCGAGCGATCACCCCGTTCCGGCCATCGCTCACCCTGCGGGAGATGCAGCTGGTGAGGGGCATCACGCCCAGGCTGGAGCTGCACATTATCGACCTTGACCTGTGGCTCTTTTCCTTCGATTGCACGATAGCTGGTACCAAGCTCAAGCGCTGCATGATGGAGCAACAGCTGTCGGTCGTGAACGCAGAGACGGAAGAGAAGGCAAAGGAACTTTGCCGCGATGCCATCGAGCAGACCGTGATCCTGACGCAGCGCGCACTGTTCGCCGAGGAGATTGGGGTCGACCTTGGCCAGGACGCCCAGAACGAGGGCCTGTCGGTCGACAGCCACACCAAGCACTGAGAGGAGGCCACATGCCACAAACCAAGCAAGAGGCGCTAGTCAACTTCTGCGACAAGCGCAAAGTGCCGGAGGTGTTCACGACCATTACCGAGAACCCGAGCAGCTTCCGCCCTGAGTTTTTCGAGTGGCTGAGCGAAAACTGGCACATTTGGCGCGCGTTCGAGCGTGAGGCGCGACGCATCAGGGCCAAGGGGTTCAAGCACTACAGCGCCCTGACGATCCTATTCTTCCTGCGGCACTACACCGCGCTGTACGAGCGGGCGCCGTCCACGTTCAAGATCAACAACAACTTTGCCCCGGACTGCGCGCGCCTGCTGATGATGACGTATCCAAAATTCAAGGGGTTTTTCGAGAAGCGGACGAGAACCGCCACCGCTATACAATAGGCGACACCCGGGGATTGAACCTCCCCTTCAGGGCTCATCCATCGCGACCGGTGGATGGGCCCTCTTTTTTGGGGTACGCTTCGCGCAGGCAACCTCGCCGGTTATCGAGGACGGTGCCGGGCCGCTCTCGGCTCCCCATAGGAGAAACACCATGCGTCTACAATCTCTAGGCTGCGTCGCATCCCAGGCCAACGCCCTTATCGTGGCTGGCGCCACCAACGCAACTCCAATTGTCGTCAGCATCACCACCGCCCCGGCAAGCTCGCACCGGCTGCAGGTTGGCCAGCGGGTCGCCATCCAGGGCGTCACCGGCAACACCGGAGCCAATGGAATATGGACGATCTCCGCCCAGGCGGCCGGCACCATCACGCTTGACGGTTCCGTTGGTAACGGCACCTATGGCGGTTCGCCGACCATGGCCGTCGTCATGGATAAAACGCCATTCATGCGTGGGCACAGTGCGGTGGCGTACATCGTCGACGGTTTCCGCAACCAGCTCGCGTTCGACGGCACGGTCATCGTCGAGGGCAGCAACCAGACCGACGCGGCTTGGCAGTCCTCGCCGACCTACGTTGACGCCACGCTGTACGGCGGCGACGGTAACACCGACTCGCAGTACCAGCAGGCGATCCCGGCATCCGGCGCTACCAATGACGGTATCAACGAACTGGTGCAGCTCAAGCTGTTCCGCTACATGCGTTTGCGGTGCAGCGCCTACACGGCAGGCGGCGTCAAGGGCTACCTGTTGGTCTAAGCGATGGCCGAACCGGTCATCACGCCCAAGGCACAAGGGCCTGAGCAGACACCTGCCCAGGTCCTTGTTTCCGATTGGGCGAAGAAAATCGAGCGGGCCAGCAAGGACCGCAAGAAACGCAACGAGAAGATCGTCACCTGGCGTAAGCGCGTTGCCGGCGACCTTCACAGCGACGGCGCCCCGGGGCTGGTTCGAACCAACCTCATCTTTGCGCACATCGCGACCGCCGTCCCCAACACTTACGCAAAGAACCCCGAGATCGCGGTCTCGCCCTCCGATGGCGTACCGAAAGAGAAGCTCAAGGCGGTCAAGAAGCTCGCCAAGGTCTCCGAGACCCTGCTCAAGCGGAGGTTCGTCCGTGACGGCAAGCTGAAGAAGCGCGCCCGCGCGGCTTTGCGCAGTGTGTTCACCGTCTCCGACGGATGGCTGAAGGTATCCTTCATCGACCCGCCGCCGACCCAGAACCCGCTATCCTCTGCCGCCACCGATGACGTCACCGATAACCTCAAGCGCATCGAGGCGCTGAAGGCTGACATCGCCAACGCCACCGATGAAACGGACCGTAAGCTAAAAGAGGCCCAGCTCGCCGAGCAAACTGCGGCGGTGGAGTCGGGGCAGGAAATCAACCCCTCGCGCGGCATCGCGATCGACAAGATCCGCTCCGAGGACATGCTCATCCTTGACGGGTCGGTTAACGAGTTCGACGACTACGAGCAGGCCGGCGCCATCGCGCACTGCATTTGGTACTCAAGGGACGAGTACGAGACCGAGTTCGGCGCCGTCGACTGGACCGACTCGACCGCCGACCTGCCCACGCTGTGGGCCTGTTCGGTCGATGAGAACGGGCAGCGGGTCTACTCACCGAATCACGCCACCGGCGAACAGCGGCCGCCAAGCAACACGAACGAGCCCGGCTACGTGCGCGTATGGGAAATCTGGCACCGCACCGGCAAGGTCATCTACGTGTGGGCGGATGGCCGCAAGGACTGGTGCCGCGCGCCGTCGCCGCCTAAGTATTTCGGCAGGCGGTTCTTCCCGTTCTTCCGGTTCGGCTTCAATGCGATCGACGGCATGGTCGACGGCATCTCCGACGTGGCGCTGCTTGAGGAGCTGCAGGACGAGTACAACACCACCCGCACCAACTTCGCGGAGCACCGCAAGGAAGCCATCCCCGTGCGCCTGGCGCGCAAGGCCGGCAACCTGAGCGACGAAGACATCAAGGCCATCCAGAACCGCAAGCTAAACGACATCCTTCTCGTCGGCGGTAAGCCCGGCAAGCCCCTGGAGGAGGACCTGTTCGAGTTCAAGCACGTCCCGCTCGACCCGGCCGTCTACGACACCCTGCCGATCCGGTCGGACATGGAGATGGTGGTCGGTCGCCAGGACGCTGAAGTGGGCAACATCCAGAAGGCGAAGACCGCCACCGAGGCGAGCATCATGGCCCAGGGCAGCAACACGCGCTCGGGCTACAAGAACGACACCATGGAGGACGTGCTCACAGAGATGAGCGAGTACGTGCTGCAAATGTTCATGCAGGCCTACAGCCCGCAGGAGGTCGCCGAGGTTGCCGGCCCCGAGGCGCTGGAGGTGTGGCCGCAGCTCAACAAGGAGGCGAGCTTCGAGTACCTGTCGGTCGAGGTGATCGCCGGCTCGATGCAGAAGCCCAACGTCGCCGAGGAGCTGGAGAAGTGGACCAAGCTTCTGCCGGTGCTGCAGGACGCCATCCTGAAGATGGCAGAGCTGCGCGCGCAGGGCATGGTGCATGAGGCCGACGCGATCGCCAAGCTCGCCCAGGAGACCGTGCGGCGCTTCGAGGACCGCATCGACATCGAGACCCTGCTCGGCATCAACGAGGACGGCGAGCAGTCGATGGTGCTGCAGCTGCAGCAGGAAAACATGCAGCTCAAGCAGGCCATGGCGCAGCACCAGGAGCAGATGGCCCAGCAGGACCAGCAGGTCAAGCAGGCGATGACGGACGCGGAGGCCAAGGGCGCCGAGGCGCAGAAGATGGCCGCCGACGCCGAGGGCAAGGTTGCCGCCGTCTCGAAAGAGAACGAGCAGCTCAAGCAGAAGGCCCAGGTGCGCGAGACCGAGCTGCAGGCACAGCTGCGCAAGCAGTCGGGCGACCTGGAGAACCAGCGGCGCGAGTTCGAAACCGCCCAGATGAAGGCCGGCTACGAGTCCAAGATCGCCGACCTCACCAAGCAGATCGAGGCGATGACCCAGCAGGTGCAGGAAACTCCGTCGGCAGATGAGCCCGGCGACACCGAGGGCCAGCAGGGCCAGCAACCGTCACAACCGTCACAGGCAGAGCAGCTGCTGTCGGCCGTTGCGCAAGGGCTGCAGGCCGTGATGCAGGAGCTACGCGACTCGCGCAGTGGAGACGTAAAGGTCGAGTATTCCCCAGAGGGCCGAGTGATTGGGCTGAAGCGCAGCCAGAAGGGTTAATCCGTGCTGCAGCACATATTCACCAACCCCCAGGCCGACGGGACCAACACGCAGATCGTCCGGCCTTCGGACTGGAACAGCGCGCACCTGCAGAACCTGACCCTGTCCGGCAACACCGCCGGGGTCAGCACGCTCAGCGGCACCAACATCGTTATCCAGGGCGGCCCGAACGCCACCGTCTCCGGCATTCAAGGGGCGAACGAGGCGACGGTGCAGTTCAGTGGCGGGGCTGGGGCGGCCGGCAATACCGGGTACATCTCAGCCGGCGCCGCGACCGCCTCGCTCGGCACGGTCGTCTTCAGCAACTCGAACGGCGTGTCCTTCGGGGTTGCAGGCCAGACGGTCACCGCCCAGCACAACGGGCTCACCAGCCAATCCAACCAGGCGGTCAGCGGGGCGAACGGGTCATCGACCTTCCAGACGCTGTCCTTCGCCGACAGTAACGGGGTCTCGTGGTCGACCAACGCGAACGGGCTGGTGGCCACGGTCAAGACCGACTACCTGACCAGCCAGAGCAATCAGGCATTCTCGGCCCAGGGCGGATCGAGCGCGTTCCAGACGCTCAGCTTCAGCAACGCCAACGGGGCCACCTTCAGCAACTCGAACGGCCAGGTGCAGCTGTCCTACACGGTCCCGAGCATTGCCGGCCTATTGTCAGCGGTAAACCTGTCGGCAGGCACGACCAGCTCAAACCTCTCGGCGTTCGTCTTCAGCAACTCCAACGGGCTCGCCTTTGGGTTGAACGGCGCGACCGTCACGGGCAGCTACACAGTCCCGACGCAATCTGTCCAGACTGTCGGACTGTACGCGACCAGCAACACGACGCAGTCCAGCTCCGGCACTGTCGACGCGCGGTCGCTCACGTTCGCCGGCGCTGGTGTCGCCTCGGTGGGCGTGACCAACGGCTCGGTCGTGGTGTCGGTGCCGGCCGGCGGCGGCGGGGACGGCATCAACGCGCTGGTCGTGAACGGTGGCGCGAGCACGGCATCGACGACGTTATCGCTGTCGAACAGCAACAATGTGACCTTCGGCATCAACGCCGGCGTCATCACCGCCTCGGCAAGCTTCAACCAGACCAATCAGTCGGCCATCAGGGCGTTCGGCGTCAGCAACACCGGACAGACCGCCGGCAACACCGGCGTGAGCACTGGGGTCGATTGGGTGCTCGCTGGGTCGCAGTCCATCACGCTCAGCCAGTCCACCGCGGCCGGCGGGCCGAACACGGTCTGGTTCCAGCACCCGGCCTGGCTCACCACAGCGATGCTCTCGAACGCGGTCACGCTGAGCAACATCCGCGTTTCGGCCGGCACGACCTCGAACTTACTGTCGGCACTCACCTTCGCGGACGGCAACGGGGTGTCATTTGGCATCAACGCCTCCACGGTCACGGCGAGCCACAACGGGCTCACCTCGCAGAGCAACCAGAACGTTACAGCCGCCAATGGTGGCTTTGCGTTCCAGACCCTGTCGTTCTCGAACGCCAACGGAATGAGTTTCGGCACCTCCGCCGGCAGCGCCATCACCGGCAGCTACACGGTCCCCAGCACCGCGGGCCTGATCTCGGCCATCAACCTCTCGGCCGGGACCACGAGCAGCAACCTGTCGGCCTTCACGCTGAGCAATTCCAACGGATTGGCGTTCGGTTTGAATGGTGGAACGGTTACCGGCAGCTACACGGTCCCGAGTGTGACCCAGTATTTCAGCGCCACGAACACCACCTTCAACGGCGCGAACATCTCGGGGTCCATCACCAACAACACCAACGGGCTGCAGCTCAGCCTGAGCGTGGCGGCACCGGGCGCGGCGGCGGAGAACAACTGGTTCACCCTCGCGGGTAACGTCGCCGGCAACTCATCGGCCTCCGGCTCGACCATCCAGCTTGCCGGCTCGAACAACATCACGGTATCCGGCACCAACAATTCGCAGATTGTCATCAGTGGCCCGACCCTGACGGACTACTTCAGCAAGACGAACACCACCTTCAACGGCGCCAATATCAGCGGCTCGTTGACGTTGAACACGGCCGGACTGCAGGTCTCGCTCAGCGCGGCGGCGCCGGGCGGAGGCGGGTTCACGCAGAGCGGGTACATCCCGGCGGAGGCGATGGGCGAGTTCATCGCGGCGGGACGAAATGCGACCGTGCATGTCCAGCCGATGGAGGTAAACACGCCGTTCCAGTTCGACCAGTTCCGGCAGATGTTCAGTTTCACTTGGGCGACCAACTCGACCGGCTCCGGCACGATGTCGTGGGGCATCGGGATCTACACGAAGAACGCAAGCACGCTCTCGCTGCTGCACTCCATCAGCTCCTCGACCGCCTATACCCTGTCGGGCACGGCGAACAGCTCCGCCCACTCCGGGCCGCGGCTGTTGAATATCGCGTGGACCTCGACCATCACGCAGGGGCGGTACTGGGCGGGGTTGTGGTACCGGACAACCAGCGCCGGTGCGAACCACACCATTCAGCAGATGGTGGTGTCGAACAACGGCGCGAACTTCAGCGGCACGCTCGGCAGCGGTACCGCGAACAGCAACAACATCATCTTCGGGTTTGGTGAGTTCACCACGTCGACCAACGTCCCGGTGTCCATGGCGTTCAGCGGCATCACGGGCACGGGCAACGCGCAGTACCGACAGCCGATTTTTCACTTCGCCAGCGATACGATCTAGTACAATCTCCGTCCCAACCTGGAGGCAGCCCAGTGGAGCCGCAGCTCGTCATTCAAGATTTTGGTGGGTCTCACAACTCAGACATGGAGGGCACGCGCGCGCGCCTCATCAAGGGCGGCTCATGGAAGAAACAGCGCATCGTCGTCATTCTCCCCGCAGGCAGCATGATGTCATCCAAGGTCGCGCTGTCGCACTGGAACCTCATCTTCCCGCCGAACCAGGGCGTGCTGAGGGTGCTGGCCCAGGGCATGGAGGTGGGCGACGCCTACACGACCGCCATCCAGCAGGTGCTGGCACACCCGGAACTGTCGCAATGGGAGTACGTGCTGACGATCGAGAGCGACAACGCGCCGCCGCAGGATGGCGTTATCAAACTAGTCGAGGCGATGGAAGAGCACCCGCAGTTCGCGTGCATCGGCGGGCTGTATTTCTGCAAAGGGCCGGGCGGCTGCGCTCACATATGGGGAGACCCGCAAGATCCGGTCGTGAACTTCAGGCCCCAGGTGCCGCAACCGAACACGGTGCAGGAGTGCGTCGGGACCTCGATGGGGTTCAACCTGTGGCGCCTGGCGACCTTCAAGGACGAGCGCCTGCGAAAGCCCTGGTTCAAAACGCTCAACGGCAGCAACGGGCAGGGCGTCGGGACGCAGGACCTGTACTTCTGGACCGACGCGCGCAAGTTCGGCTACCGATGCGCGGTACACACCGGCGTGGCAGTGGGCCACCACGACGCAGAGGGAAAGTTCGGCCCGCCAGACACCATGTGGTAGGAGGCAGCCATGAACACCATGAATATCCTGATTACCGGCGGGGCCGGCTTCATCGGCCATCACCTCGTCGAGTACCTGCTCGACAACACGGACCACACGCTGACCCTGATCGACAGGCTCGACACCAGCGGCACGCTCAGTCGGCTGGCCGCGATACTTGAGCGCAGGCCCCCAGCGAGCCGCGCCCGAGTGCGGTTCATCTATCACGACATCAAGTCACCGATCGGGGACCACACGAGAAGGGACATCCTAAGAGGCGGGCACCCGCGTGTGATCATCCACATGGCGGCCGGAACGCACGTCGACCGATCCATTCAGGACCCGCTTGGGTTCGTCATGGATAACGTCGTCGGCACGACCAACATGCTCGACTTCGCCAAGGACATTGGGGTTTGGTCTTTCATCAACTTCTCCACCGATGAGGTGTTCGGGCCTGCGTCGAGGGGCGAGGCGTTCGTAGAGGACGACCCGCACCACCCCAACAACCCGTATGCCGCCTCAAAGTCTGGCGCGGTACAGATGGGGTTCGCCTATCACAACACCTACAAGGTGCCGGTCGTCACGACCTACACGATGAACGTCATCGGCATTCGCCAGCATCCCGAGAAGTTTGTGCCGTCGACGATTGGTAAGGTGATGCGGCGGGAGAAGGTGCTGATCCATGCCGACCCAACCAAAACCACGCCGGGGTCGCGCGTCTACATTCACGCCAGGGACGTGGCGAGCGCGGTAGCGTTTGTGATGGCAAATGGGCTGGCGGGCGAGACATACAACATCGTCGGGATTGAGGAGACCAACAATCTCGAAATGGCGCAGGAGATTGCGGGAGCCTGCGGTGTCAAGCTCAACTATGAGCTGGTCGACTTCCATTCCTCGCGCCCCGGGCATGACCTGCGCTATGCGCTGAGTGGCGAAAAACTGAGAAGGAAGGGGTGGGGGCCGCTCCTTTGGACGAGCGGCGCAGTCGAAGAGGTGGTGAAGTGGAGCCTGCTCCCAGAGAACAAACACTGGGTGGGCCTATGAGCGACGTTTGGACTGAGGATGAGAAAATGACCGACCCGATCGTCACCGCCCCCCAGGGCCCCCGCAACACGGCGGAGGCGGCCGACCCCAACCCGCCTGACCCGGACGTCTACGAATACCCCAAGCCCCTACGCATCGACATCGGCTGCGGCAAGAACAAGCGCCAAGGGTTCATCGGGGTCGACACGAGGAAGTTCGAGGGCGTCGACGTCGAGCTGGACGCCGGCCTCGGGCATTGGCCATGGTACGACAGCACGGTCGACGAGGTTCACTGCTCGCACATGGTCGAGCACCTGAAGCCCGGCGGGCGGATACACTTCGTCAACCAGCTGTATCGTGTACTTAAGCCCGCGGGGTTCGCTACTATCGTGGTGCCGCACTGGGCCAGCTCTCGGGCCTATGGGGACATGACCCACGAGTGGCCGCCGGTGTCGGAGTTTTGGTTCTACTACCTCAAGCGCGAATGGCGCGAGGTGAACGCGCCGCACAATGACGCCTACACCTGCGACTTCGATGTGACCTGGGGCTACGGGTTGCTGCCGGAACTTCAGACCAGAAACGTGGAGTACCAGCAGATGGCCGTGCAATACTACAAGGAGGCAGCGCAGGACATCATCGCCACGTTTAAGCCGAGGAAGTAATGGCCACAGCGTTCCAGCCCAATGCCTTCCAGAACGACGCCTTCCAGATCGAGGAGGGCGTCGTCGCCAGGCAGCACCGCACGGGCTGGCGCGAGATTGCCAAGCGGCGCGAGCGGGAGCTGTACTACGAGCCCCCGAAACCCGTACCACCGACGCCGCCTCCCGAGGTCATCGTCCCGGTCGTCAAACCGATCGAGCTTCCCGAGCCCAAGGCCCGGCGCGTACTGAAGACGGTCCACATCGAGCCCGCACCGGTGATGGTGCCGCCGGTCGCCAAGGTCGAATCCTTCGAGACAGGCCCGAGCCTGGAGGAGGAGAACCAGCGCGCGGTCGCATTGTTGTTGCTTACCCTGCATTAATCCGGCACAGTTTCAATGGCCGGTTCCGCTCGCGCGGGCGCGGCTGCCTCCACGCCCCTAAACCGTGAGCGGAGCTGGCCTCCTATGAAACTACGGACGATAGCGGTGCTTTCATTGGGAATTGTGCTTTACGCGCGCTACCATGGCGAACCCGCTGTCGCCACCGCTGACGATGAGATGGTGTGCAGTGAGCCAAAACCCTATGTCATGATCTGTAGGAGGCAACCGACCGATGGACGAACCAATCACAGCAGCCGCGCCGTCACCGGCGCCGAGTTCCGAAATATCCCAAGGGACACCGACCCCGGCGACCCCAGCGACCCCGGAGGCGACCCCACCAGCACAACCGACCCCGTCGAAGCCTTCGCAAGAGCCGCAGGCCCATGGTGAGCCCCCGCTCTCTGAAGAGCTGACCCTCGCGGCTCAACTGACAAAGGCCCTTGTCAAAGATGCCAAGGCCGAGCCGCCGCCGGCAGTACCGGAAGAGAAGCCGCCGGGAGCCGAAGAGCCGCCCCCTGACCCGAACGCCACCCGCTATGCCATCCCCTCAAGCTCGACCTTCAAGGGGAACCACGAACTGCGGAAGGCCTTCGTCGAGAAGGTAGAACTACTCAAGCAGGCCGACCAGCAGCTCGCCCAGTCGACGCAGATGGTGACGTCGTTCCGCGAGAAGGTGCGCGAGATCGGCGCCACCCCCGAGCAGGTGCAGGCCTCGTTCGGATACCTCGCGCTCCTCAACCAGGGCAAGCTGCAGGAGGCCCTGAAGGTCATCGACCACCAGCGGGCGGAGATAGCCAAGCAGCTTGGCGTCGCACTTCCCGGCGTCGATTACAACCCGCTGGCGGAATTCCCCGACCTGCAGGCCAAGCTTGACGACCTCTCGCTCACCGAGGAGGCGGCGCTGGAGGTTGCCAAGGCGCGCCTGGACAAGCAGCGCGCCGAGGAGGCCGCCGCACAGCGGCAGCAGGGGCAAGAGCGGGTCCAGCAGCAGTTCCAGATGCGCGAGCGCTGCCACCAGCAGATGATGGAGGCGATCGCTGACCTGGCCGCCAACGACCTCGACTACCCAATGCTGGACGAGGCCCTGGCCGATTACATTGAAAAATCCGACTTCATGGCGAACGTGCCGCCGCAATTCTGGGCAAACAACCTGAAAACGGTTTACAATTCGCTGAAAGCAGGTATGGCCAAGCTCGGGAAACCGACCGGGGTCAACCCATTAAGGCCTCGCGCACCGGAAGGTGGCGGCGAGGGCCGCGTGGCAGAGGCCGAACCGAAGACACTTCACGAGGCCATCTCCAGGCGGTTTGGACCGTAAACCGGCACCGGTCACCGGAACAGGCGCAACGAGGCATCGCCCCCCTCCACCAGGACGCACAAGCCGCAATCGTCCCGCGGCAAGCAACCCGTGCAACCTTTTGGAAATAGGAGGGCGTCATGCCATTCACCAGTCAAGAACTTCAGGAAGCCGGCAAGATCGCGCTGGACTTCTACGTCAAGAACAAGCCCATCGACCAAGTTGCCGTCGAGCGTATCGTGCTCGACCGCCTGATGAAGACCAAAAAGTCTTTCCCGGGCGGCAAGCAGTACGTCACCGAGCAACTGCGCTTCCGCTACCAGTCGAACTTCCAGTGGTTCAACGGTAGCCAGGTCGTCACCTACAATCGTCGGCACGTCAACGAGCAGACCCAGTTCGCCTGGCGCTCAGCTCACGACGGCATGTCGCTCGATGAAGACCGCCTGATCCAGAACGGCATCAGCGTTACCGATGAGGGCCCGGGTGGCAATGCCACGCAGGCCGAGGTGATACAGCTGACCAACCTTCTGGACGAAATGACCAGTGTGCTGCGCCTCGGTTTCGAGGAGAAGTTCAGTCAGGCCCTGATGCTGGACGGCACCGATTCCGCCGACGCCATCGCCGGGCTCGATGCACTGGTTCCGCTGTCGAGCTATGCCACGGTCGGCGGTATCGACCAGACCGCCAACGCCTGGTGGCAGAACTACAAGCTCACCGGCCTGGACAAGACCCCAGTCACCGGCACGATCCTGACGAAGATGGAAGAGGCCTACCGCGCCTGCGTGAAGAATGGCGGCAAGCCGAACTTCATGCCCGCGGGGTCGAGCTTCATCGACGGCCTGCGTGACTTCATGCTGGTGACCTACGGCACCCTCAACTGGGAAGGCATGAACGAGCGCGTCATCGAGGCCGGCACCAAGCAGCTGACCTTCCACGGCGTGCCCATCGAGTGGGTGCCCGAGTGGGATGACCTGGACGGCGTCGACGCCCCGAGCGTTTCGTGGAAAAAGCGCCTGTACATGCTCAACATGAACCACATCAAGCTGCGCCCGATCGAGGGACAGGACATGTTGACGCGCAAGCCCCCGCGGCCCTATGACCGCTACGAGTATTACTGGGGGCTGACGTGGCGCGGTGCGTTGACGGCGAATCGCCTGAACGCCCACGCTGCACTCTCCATCAGCTAACGCTACAATCGGCAGGCCCCGGCAATTGTGCCGGGGCTTGTCAATGGAGGTGCGTATGTACATCAGGCCAAAGCGCGTGAATGTTGAGATCAAGCGCGGGATCACGCAGACCAACGTGCGCGCGGTGTTCGAGCACGAAATTCCAATCCTTGAGGTGGTCCACGGCGAAGGCAACATCCGCCTCATCGAGCCGCCCTATCCAATCGGCATGGTTGAGCCCCCGCAGCTGGAGTGCCCCATCGACGCGCGCGCTGAGTACGAGCGCCTGTGCGAGCACTACGGCATGCACGATGAGGTCGCTGAGCCGAACTGCGAGAACGTCTACGGGAAGTTCGGCAACGGCCGGGCATTCGCCGCGTCAGCCGGCGGCGCCGTCAAGGATGAGGTAGCACAGAAGGAAATTGCCGCCTTCGAGGAAGCGGAAGCGAAGCGGACGGCCGCTCTGCAGCAGGAGCGCGTGCGGGCGGTTCGCGGGGCGGCGTAAATGCGTACCGAGACCCTTGGCTTCCTGTCCGCGCAGCTGCTCTCGCGGCTCGGGTTCGGAGCCCAGGGGTCTCGCGTCGGTGCGGCCGCAGGCCTGGTCCGCAGCGTGCTGTTCACCTCCCAGATCCAAATCTACCGCGCTCATGAGTGGAAGCACCTCAAGCGCTGGGAGGATTCGCAGCTCGGCGCTGACCAGCGCTTCATCGACTACCCGGAGTGGGTCGATACCGGGCGCGTGACGATGGTCCAGATATTCGAGGGCGGCAGGCCTTGCGCGCTGACGCTTGGCATTGACCCGGCGCGTTACCTTGAGGATGAGGTGACGATGCTGCCAGACAGCTACGAGTGCAAGGCGCAGATCGAGGTTTACCCGGTCAACGACATCGTTCGCAGGGTTCGCGTTCACGGCATCGAGCAGCTCGGGAGCTTCACGCTCGACGATGACCGCACCACGGTAGACCCAGACCTGCTGTTCCTTCACGCGCTGGCAAATCTCAAGGCGCACTATCGACAGCCTGACGCCGAGTTCTACGCCGGCCAGGTCGACAACCTTCTCACCAGTGTGAAGACCGACTCGCGCAACCAGGTGGTCTTCCCGCGCGGACAGACGGAGCAACGCTATGTCAAACCAAAGGTCGTCGGGCGTGATGTATGAACGAGGAACAACCCTCGCCATTCCGCCAATCAGTGATCGCAGAGGCGGGGAAGTGGCTGGTGATGGCGCTCGCGACGTCGGCCGCCTCGATCATGTTCATGAAAAAGGACATCGAGTACCTGCAGGCGCACACGCACTCAACGGATACCCGGATCGAAAAGATGGAAGACCGGCTGCAGTCGCTTCAGCGAGAGGTATGGACGAATGGAGGCCCACACCGATGAAACTTTTCGCCGCATACATTGCTGAACTCATTATCGGCCTGCTGATCCTGGTGTTCGTCATGTCGATGCGGTCTGTTTACTTCGCATCGCTAACCGGGCCAACCTCAGCCACAGTCTTTGAACAAACGGAGATGAAGCAATGAAGACACGCTCACTACTCGCGCTGCTGGTGCTCGCACTGCTGTCGCTGCCTGCGGCAGCGCTGGATACGCGCGTAGTACAGGGAAGGCCAACCACACTTGGAAGCGCGGTTACCGGGACCGGGGCGCAACCTTCGCAACCTGGAGTGGTGTTTTCGACATTCCAAGTCACTGGATCAACGTCAGCCGGGACAGGATCGGCAACGGTATATATCCAAGTCAGCAACGATAACGTCAACTGGGTTACCGCATGCACCGTTACACTTTCATTAAGCACATCAGTATCAACGGATGGTTGTGGTGTTTCCGTTCCTTGGCGTTACGTGCGCATGTATGTTAATGCAATCAGCGGCACTGACGCCGCTGTCTCGGCAACGATGGGAGGGTAAGCCATGATCAGAAAGATTTTACAAATTGCGGTTATTGCCTACCTTTCTCTGTGCGGGAACGTATCCGCTGAGGTTTCAACCAATGCAGTGATCAGTGGAATTGCCAGTTCACCCCCATTGGTCAGCCGTCAAATTTTCACCGCATCGGGGTCTTTCGTTGTCCCTTCTAACGTCTATACCGTTTATGCGACGCTGTGCTCAGGCGGCGCTGGCGGTGGTGGTGGACACAATACCGCCACGACTGGCGGCGGTGGTGGCGGCGGGGCTTCTGGCTCGTGTAATTTTCGGGTCGCGTACATGGTCGTGCCAGGGGATTCGTTGACAGTCACCGTCGGGACCGCTGGCACGGGCGGGACTGGTGGAGGCTCACCTACAGCAGGAAATCCGGGAAACACGACCTCGATCACAGGCAGCACCGTGCCATTTCAGTGGACTATTCGCTCTGTGCGCGGTGGGGCAGGGGCCGCTGGAGCGGCCGCGGCTGGCGGTGATGGCGGCTCAATCGGCGGTTTTAATTCTTCCGGGTTAATGTCTCGCGATGATGCCTCCGGCGTCATGTCGTGCGGCAGCACAGCCACCGCCATCCCTGGGTATGCCTTTGGCCTTGGGTGCTCAGGATCTGATGGCAACAGCAACGCTGGCGCCGCCGGGCAGGGCATATCTATGCCGGACGATACAGTTTACGTCGGCGTTAACAACGGCGGTGGCGCTGGTGGGACGGGACCATTTTGCAAGACGACCGCACACAATGGCGGCGCGGCTGGCGCTAATGCCGCGACGTTGTCGACAGCGGCAAATGGGTACTCGTGCGGTGGAGGCGG